AGGATGCGCTTGAGATTGGCCCCCCGGAAAACGTTAACGCGTAAGGTATGAGGTACCATCCGGTCAAATATATCAGTTTTTAGGATGTTCATGAATACAATAACAGGAAATTTCTTATGGATATTATTTGGTTCACAATTCTTATTGTATTGTTTTTCATAGGGATAGCTTGGGCGCTTAAAAATTAACAAATTATTCAAGTAGTTGTATAAAATTGTTTCACGTGGAACGTTTTGTAGTATTTTTTTATTAATCTTCGCGGGGGGTTTGATATGGACTTGAGTGATGAGATAAGGTTTTTAAAAAAATCAGATGAACTTGCAAAGGAGGAAACAAAGAAACTTAGTATATTGGTTGAAAGTTTTAAAACTGATGGGAATAACGAAGAAATTAGGCTATTGAGAATAGAAATTTCTAATATATTCAAAAGAATCGATAATACATTAAGATATGTCGATCTTTCAATAAATCATCACACAAGAGCTATAAATATTTTATCTGGGCATTCTGAGAGCAATAAGGATTAATATGATAAGCCAACTTTCGCGGGATGGGGGAAAGTCATGATTTTTGAAAGCATTTATCGCAAATTTAAACCTCGATCATTCTCCTACGATAGCGACGTTCTTGGAGGATCGTTCTGATATACGGATCATAAAAGGCCCGGTTGGATCGGGCAAGACCACGGGTCTGTGTTTTGCCGTAATGCAGATCGCTATGATGCAGGAGCGGTCTCCTAGGGATGGGATACGGTATACCAGGCCCGTGATTTTAAGAAATACCTATGCTGAGTTGAAGACAACGACAATTCAGACATGGAAAGAAAATTTCAGGGAGGATATTTTTGGAACGATTGGGGGAACCCCGCCGATTGTCCAACATATCAAGATTCCGGGTGAATTGGACTGCGAAGTGTTCTTTTTGGCTATGGATCAGCCAAAAGATGTCCGGAAATTGCTCTCTTTGAATGTTTCTCATATTTACTGGAATGAAATGAGGGAATTCAATGAGGAGATTGTTCTAGCGGGTTGGGACCGGGTTGGCCGGTTTCCGAACCGGGCTGAGGACAAGCATGGGGTTGAATGTACTTTCCCTTGTATGATTGGGGATACCAACCCTCCGGATGAGGACCATTGGATGTATGAATGGGAATTCGGGGGTCCTGAGGACGGGAGTGGGAACCGAATCATGAAATCTCTCAGGTTTTTTAACCAACCTGCGGCGGTTTTAGATGTTTCGAAGGCTCCCCATAAGCATAAAAACATAATTGAGGCGGCAGGTCGGCAATATATTGTAAATCCTTTGGCGGAGAATGTCCCAAACTTACCCACAAAGTATTATGAAAAAAAGCTGCCGTTCAACAACCGGGAACGTATTCGGGTTTATTATGAATCCAAATATGGCGTTGTTGGGCATGGAAAGCCTGTTATTCCGGAATATAATGATGAGTTGATGTCGGTTGAGGAACTGCGGGTATTGAAGGACGCCCCACTGGGCCTCGGGGCGGATGTTGGTGGTGGGACACTCTCCCCGTCTGCTCTCATATGTCAACGTCATCCCCGAGGTCTAATCCTCGTTCATGCGGAGATTGTTTGCTACGACATGGGAGTTGAAGAGTTTTCCAATCAGGTCAATCAGACAATGGCTGAATTGTTTCCTGGGAGGGAGTTGACTTACGGCTGGGGAGACCCGGCAGGTATGAAACGGGATGAAATTTTCGAGACCATTGTGTTTAATCACCTGATTTCGAAAGGTATCCCGATAAGGGGAGCCCAGACCAATGATATCTCGGTAAGAATTGAAGGTACCCGCCTGCCTATGACCCGTATGATCGACGGGAAGCCCGGAATTTTAATCAATAAGCGTTGCAAGGTTCTACGTGCCGGATTGGCAGGGAAATGGGTTTTCAGGCGTCTTCAAGTGGCTGGAACGGAGCGCTACGCTGACAAGCCGGATAAAGGGAAATATTCTCATGTTTGCGATGCTCTCGGATATTATAATCTGGGTACCGGTGAGTATCAGGCGATTCAGGGTCGCAAGAAACGTGCCAACCGGAAACCGATCAAAGTAAAAACAAGCTGGGATCCATTAAAATAGAGGAATTCAATGAGAAAAATGGGGATTCTTTCCAAAAAAGTGGTCAAATCCAAGGAAACCAACTGGATTATCGTCAATCGCCGGGAAATGGAATCCGAATACGGGGTCCACGTGAACGGGATGAGTGTTGTCGATATCTGTAGTTCTAAAATTCAGGTATTGAACCGGCTGGCGAAAATGACCAAGAAGGAACTTAGCTGGATGGTGGTCTCGGAATTCGATATAGTTAATGGTAAGGCCCAGAAATACAAGATCGGGGTCCCCGGTCCTGAATTCTTGGAAAAAGAGTCAGTGATTTATAATTAAACCTTTTCGCGGGAGGAATTATGAGCAGAGACGATGAATTTGATAAATATGAAATAAAGAAAAATCAGCCTGAACCAATCATCGTTAAAGGAGGGTGGGCAAGGGTAGCCGACAAATGGGACCGGCTCATTGCAACCCTCGAAGCTGGGGACGAGTGGAGGATGAAGAAAAGAGAGGCTATCTCATTCTCGAATAGAGCCAAGAAAGCGGGCTTTGTTGTCGTCTCAAGAAAGGTAGAGGTGACCGAACAAGAAGTGCTCGATGGGGTTGAGGAATATATTGTTTGGTTCGGGGGCCTTAAAAAATGATTCTATGACAGTATCTCTAGCCGCTAAACGCGAGTTCCGCACCTACTACGTAGTATTCCAAAATAGCTTTTTCCACCGACCCTGGCAAATTTTTACCTGGAATGGGTTCCAGCATGTCTGGGTCTTCTACCCAAAATACATGGGGCCTCCGGGCCTCATGACCCGCCAAAGCACCATTAAGGTCGAACCCCTGTCCACATTCATAGATTGCGATTATTGGGCTTGCGATCCCGAAGAAATCGCCAGAGAGTTCATAAAAGAAGACTATATTCTTGACATTGTTAAAATAGTATTGCCTCTTCCATCAAATTTATCCTATAATATACGTGGATTGATAAATTGTGTGACAATTGTCAAATCTGTTATGGGACTGTGCAAATGGTTTGTAATGACGCCTCAACAATTACGCAGATATCTTTTAAGAATTGGTGGAAGGAGTTTGAAGAATGTCAAACATAATTAGCTCTATTTTTGGCGGATCAAAACCTGAGCAGCAGGTCCAGGGTCCCTCCGCAGAAGAAATTGCCGCACAGAAAAAACAAAAGGCTTTGGCCGATGCCAAAACCCAGCGTGAGACATCAGAACGCGCCACCCGTGGAAGAATAATTACTGCGAGGGCAGCGGGTCCTCAAACATTATTTACGCGGCCCGGTACCATCCCGCGTCCCGTAAGACTTGGTGGCGGATCGAGAGCGTAGCCTATGCCAGCTTTAAAGCCTGAGGATGTAATTATTCGCGGCAATTCAGCCGATCAGGAAAAACAGAATTGGGTCTCCCAATACAGGGATGCTTATGAGTTTGCGCTTCCCATGCGTAATCTCTATTCAACTTTCCAGCCAGGCGCGGACAAAATGAACCGCGTATTTAATTCCACCCAAATCATTTCAACCCAGAAATTTGCATCCCGACTGCAATCAAATCTCACTCCGCCAAATCAGGAATGGCTGGACTTTGTTCCTGGTACTGAAATCCGAGAGGAAGACAAGGAAGAGGCTTTATTTTTATTGCAGGATTCACAAAAAAAGTTTTTCGGTGTTATTCAGAATTCAAATTTCGATACCGTTATTACAGAATATTATTTAGACCTTGCTGCGGGAACCGCTTCCATGCTTGCTATGGAAGGCGACGATGACAACCCGGTTATTTTTACAGCGGTCCCCAATGCTCAAATCAGTCTGGATGAGGGGCCAATGAGTTCGGTCGATGGAGTTTTTCGCCAGCATACTCTGGCTGCCAGAAATATTGAGGCTACATGGCCCGATTTAACTGCCGCTGGGAAAGCAAAAATAAATCAACTCATAGCTGAGGCCAATAAATTAAAAAAAGACAGCAAAGTAAATATCCTCGAAGCAACGTATTTTGATTTCAAAGAAAAAGTTTTTTGGTATCAGGTAATCCTCAAAGGTACGCAGGACAATTCAAATATTTCGCAACCGACTCAGGTTCAAAATTTAGATACGGGCGGCTCTACTCTCTTGGTCGAACGCCGACTAGAAGAAAGCCCTTGGATCATTACCCGATGGGTGAAGGTAGCCGGGGAAGTTTTCGGGCGGGGTCCGCTCCTTTTTGCATTGCCCGATATCAAGACCCTCAACAAAACTACTGAATTGATGTTGCAAAACGCTTCAATGGCCATTAGCGGTTTGTGGGGAGTTGCCAATGATTCGGTTGCTAATCTTGATATGGTTGAGCTTTCTGCCGGGACATTTTTACCGCTCGATAGAATTGAAGATATCAAGAGACTGGATGTTCCCGGAGATTTTAATATTGGTGAGGCCATTTCTGAAAAACTTGAGAATAATATTCGGGCCGCTTTATTTGACCGGGCTTTACCGGATCCTTCTGGATCGGTTCGCTCTCCCACGGAAATCATTGAAAGAGTCAGGGAACTCGCCCAGGATATCGGCGCTCCTTTTTCCCGTATCTTTGCGGAGTTGTTGAAACCATTAGCCACCCGTGTGACAAATATTATGGTCAGGCGCGGACTTCTGGATTTTCCATTAAAATTTAATGGCCGTTCTGTAAAAGTTGTGCCGACTTCACCATTGGCAAGAGAGCAAAATATTAATGACCTTGAATCCGCTGTCCAGTGGTTGCAGATTGTTCAGTCCATAGGTCCGGAAGTTCTTATGGGTACTGTGAAGGTTGAAGATTTTGCTGAATGGTCTGCTGAAAAATTAGGAGTAGACCTTAAACTTACACGTGATAAAGCCGAAAGGGCCAACTTAGAGCAAGAGATTGGCCAATTAATTGTCGCTGCTCAACAGGCACAGGCGGCTCAAACCGCAGCATAGGAGAATTTATGTCAATAGACCCTAGTAATCCTTTTGACAAAGCAGCATTGGAGCATACCACTATCAAAGTGAAATCAATTAAGCCCCCGCAGGGGAAAATTGTTTTCAGTAAACCAGAGGGCAAAGGGCTCCAGATAAATATTGTCAATTCACCGATAGGATATCCTCCGAATGTTCGCCAGGGTTTTGGGGAAATGATTCAGGCGTTACAGGCTGAGGGCAAGCTGGGTGATGCTGGTTCCATTCCAATTTCTTCTTTGGAGGCAATGTGAGTGAACCACCGGAAAGCGTTTATGGTCCCGATAGAGATTTTGGGAAACCAAAAATCCCTCCAGAGGTGCTGGAGAAAAGAAAAGAAATGGATGTGCTGATAGCCAAGACATTTAGCACCCAGGCGGGGAAAAAGGTTTTGAAATACCTCCGTGATGAGACCATAGAAAAACCTGTTTTCCGGAGAATCGGTTCGGATATGGCTGCGGCCAATGAAGGGTTTTTCAGAGAAGGACAGAATGAGCTTATACGCCAACTTGAAATGAGGATCAAACGTGCAAACGCAAGCTGAATCAAATCGTCTAAATAAAAACCTTTCCAGCAATTTTAAAGTACGGGAATTTATTTGCCCGTGTTGCTACAAAGAAGGTGTTACGGATGAACTCGTTTACCTTTTGCAGTTGGCGCACGATCATTTGCCTAAAAATAGCGTCATCATAATAACCTCTTCATTCCGCTGTGCGAAGCATAACAGCGACCCGAAGGTCGGTGGATCGAGCACTTCTTCCCATTTAAAAGGGTTGGCCGCTGATGTTAAATGCAGTGGGTCGCCTTATCGTTTTTATTTACTAAAAGCTTTAATTGAGGTTGGTTTCTCGCGGATCGGAATCGGGGAAGATTTCATCCATGTTGATCTTGATAGGACTAAAGATCAAAACGTAATCTGGAACTATTACTAGGAGATAATTTATGCCGTTGCGATTTCGCAAAACAATTTTCATGATGCCAGAAGGAGACGCTAATGCAGGGGGAACTGCTACAGAATCTACGGATCCGGCTGCGGCTGCTGCCAAAGAAGATGATTCTAATGGAGATAGCCCTAAAACAGAGCAGGATCCGGGCTTGCTCGCAAATGCTGGCAATAAAGACGGGGATAAAACTCCTGACACTGAAAATACGGATCCGGCACCGGGATCGATAGCTGAAAGGCCCGATTATATTCCTGAGCAATTCTGGGACCCGGCGACAGGCACCCTAAAGGATGAGGCTCTTGCTAATTCTTATAAGGAGATAAGAAACCAAAACAATAAGTTGATGCAGGATAAGGGGGAGAAGGCTCCAGAAAAAGCTGAGGATTATTTGACAGATTATCAACCTCCTCACCGTTCACGGCCAGCCGATGGCCAGAAGGAAGGGGATGTGTTGGATAGGTATGGAGAGTTGGATGTTGGGGATCCTGTCTTTATAGCGATTTCTAAATTTGCAAAAAATGGGAATATGAGTAAAGAGCAGTTTGATGGGGGAATGCAAACTCTCATGGAAGAACTGCACGTAATTCTCCCGGAACCTTTCAATGCGGAAAAAGAAAAAGAGATCCTTGGCGAAAGTGCGGAGAATATGATCGATACCAATAGGGGCTGGATCGATACGTTGGTACGTAACGGTGTTATCAATGAAGACGAATTTAATCTTTTGTTGGGTTTTGGGGCTACGGCTTTAGGCGTACAGCTTACAAATAAGCTCCGTTTAAACAGCGGAGAGAAACCAATTCCTGTCAATCTTAATGGTGGCGCAAATAAAGGTCGAAAGACCCCAGCAGAATGCCAGGCTATGATGGCGGATGAGCGATATAGCGCGGATGGCCCGGCAGGGGATGCTTTTAGGGCCGAGGTAGACAAGGCTTTTGCCGAAACTTATGGCACAGATCCAGCATAAGGAGGAATAATGCCACTAAAAAAAGGAAGGTCCCAAAAGGTAATCAGATCAAATATAAAACGCGAATTAGCTGCGGGTAAACCCCAAAAGCAAGCGGTGGCCATAGCTTTGTCTTCTGCCAGAAAATCTCCTAAACGGTCTAAAAACTCGTCTCACAATACGTCTCACAAACCAATAAAGAAAAGGACTCGGAAATAATGTCATTTATTATTGATAATTTTTCACCTGTTGGCGGTCAAGCCCGCGCAGGAAATTCCCCGGCGCATTGGTCTTATGGGAGTTCCACTGATGACCTAGCAACGGTTCTCGGATCAAATTATTTTGATGAAGTCGGCACTCAGGTTTCGCCGGGAGATTTTATCAGTGTTTTCCTCACCGACGGGAAAGCTATCCTCAGTGTTTCCAGTACCACTGTTTCACCTCCTGGTGTTGTTATTGATTCGCTAGTTATCATACCTGATGGAGGGAGTCGAGCTTTCCCTGTAGACAATTTTACAGGTATTACAAAAAATCTAGTTGTCGGCGACGATTTAAAATTTTTCGTTATGAACAATGCAGCGTCTCAAACCGTTAATATCCCAGATAATGCTGCCGAAGCCTTCCCGATTGGCGCTGAAATGGATTTTTTAAGGGAGGGAGTAGGGACGGTAACCTTTTTTGCTCCTGGGGCTGCGGTACTTCAATCTAGGAATGGGCTGGACATGATTAACACCCAATATTCGGCGGCCACCTTGAAGAAGATTGATACGGATGAGTGGAGGCTGTTCGGGGAAATCGCATGATAGGAATCATTGATTCACAATCTTTTTCACCTAATAAAGTCAGTGGGTTGGTAATCTGGTTGGATGGGGCCGATTTAGGTAGCATTGTAGACTCTGGTTCACCCGATTTTAAGGTTTCGCAATGGAATGATAAAAGCCAGACCGGTAATGATGCGGTTCAAGTCTTAATACCAAACCAGCCAAAAACGAACCTGACTACCATGAGTCAACTCAACACAGTTTCTTTTGACGATGGTATTAATCTGCTGGAGATTTTCTCAGACTCTTCTTTTGAGCAAATCTGGGTAGGAGGGGGAACATTTATTTTCGTTTCTCAAAGTAATTCATTTACGGGAAATGATCAAGGACGATTTCTTGATAAAAATCAATCATGGACTTTCAGTAAAAGAGGGGGTGGCTTTGAGGCGTTGAGGTTTATTTCTCATTTTAGCGTTACGGATGGGAATTTTATTACCCAAGACGGAACAGTTGCAGCCCCTAGCAATCCTTCTATCATAACCCTAACTTATAACTCAGATAATGTTTCGAATGTGCCTATTTTTTATCTCGATGGCTCTATTATACCGCAAGATCCTCCCGTAACCCCTGTTGGCAGCCATATAACCAATACGTCCATATTGGGTGTGGGCAACAGTGTTGGAGCACCTAATAATCTATCGATGAGTGGCGATATGGGGGAAGTTCTTTTTTATGATCGAATATTGAGTGATTCCGAGCGTGGACAGGTAGAAGAATATTTACTCAGAAAGTGGGAAATATCAACCACCTCATTCTCTCCTATACAAATTCCTGGATTACAGATCTGGCTGGACGCCTTCGACACGACCACAATTAATGCGCCCGGCAACAAAGTTTTTACATGGGAAGATAAAAGTGGGAACAGCGTTGATTTTATACAAACCACTGGTACGAATCAGCCAGAAACCGAACTCAATACGATAAACGGCAGAAATGTCATTCATTTTGATGGCGTGGATGATGTCATGGTGGCTAACTCAAGCGCAACACTTAGGGTGATATTTATTGTTGCAAGGATAGAATCCGGTTTCCCTAATTTTTCCGGTCTTTTTAATGAGGCAGGAGAAGATTTTCGAAATATAAGAATGAACGGTGCAACCCTTGATTTTAGAGGAAATGCAAATACTAATGCTTCTGATTTTACGGATGGAGAATTATTTGGTACGCGCATTAATAGCGTCGTATCCACAGCGATACAGGTCGGGACTCCTTTTATCATAAGTGCGATAGCTTCTAGCGGGTTCACTTTTATATCCCAAATTTCACAGGATATAAATAGTAGATTCTGGAAAGGCGATATTGCGGAAGTTATTGCGTATGACTTTGCCCTTGATGCAATAAACCGAAGTGAAGTAGAACAATATTTATCCAATAAATGGGGGATACCCTTAGTATGAAAAATAAATGGAATAGCAGGGGTGGTCTTATTGGAGATTTAAAATGGTAGGCATTGTTGATTCCCAGTCTTTTTCACCTAACAAGCATATGGGCCTCATTGTTTGGTTCGACATGGCGGACGTCGGCATGATCGAAGAATCCGGCGATGCGGTTTCTCAGGTGGACGATAAAAGCCGCAGTGGGCATGATGCGACACAAACCATTCTTGTAAAAAAGCCAACAACAAACGTTAATACGATCAATGGTCATAATGTAGTCATTTGGGACGATGGCGACGCTTTAGAAATTGCAGCAAGTCCCGGTATTAATAATTTCTGGTCAGGAGGCGCAACCGTTGTTTTTGTTTCTCGCGGCAATTCCTGGGGAGGCAATGACGTTGGCCGGTTTTTTGATAAAGATACTACGGGAGGAAGTGGCTGGCGTATTAATAAAATGTTATTTGATGAGCAATTAAAATTATTTGTGCGTTTTTCAACGACAGATGGCGTGTTCCTAACCCCGGAGGATTCATTTTCCCTCGTTCCTTCAATTGTGATCATCACTTATGATTCTGATAATGTGGCAAATTTACCCATATTTTATTTAAATGGTTTTCAGAGTTCCACCATTGTAGAAACATCCCCTGTGGGAGCCTATTTAAATAATACAGAAGAGTTGATGGTAGGTAATCGGGAACCTGCCAACAGGTCTATAGATGGAGATTTCGGGGAAGTTATTTTATATGACCGGATTTTAAATGATAACGAACGCATTCAGGTGGATAGCTATTTGTCCAGCAAATGGGGAATCCCCCTCGCCTTTTCTCCCCCGGTTTTTGCTGGCTTGACATTTTGGCTGGATGCCTCCGACCCCAGTACGATTATGTCAATAAGTGGACTGGTCTTTCAATGGAATGACAAGAGCGCCAGTGGAAATAATCTCATTCAATTGTCGGGACCGGCGCAGCCACAAATCGGTATCAATACGATCAATGGGCGGGATGTAATACGTTTTGATGGCAACAGCGATTTTATGGCGACTGCATTGAACGCCACCATGCAAACAATATTTATTGTTGCCAGGATAGAAGCTGGATTTGCTTCTTTCTCAAGTCTGTTCGCTGATGTCGTGAGCAATCAGCAAAACATCCAAATGCAGGGCACTACTTTTGATTTTAGAGGGAACGGCAATACCAATGCGGACGATTTCACCGATCCCACAGGGGTAACGCGTATTAATGGTGTCGTGGCCACTTTAATAACGGTGGATACGCCTTTTATTGTAGGCGCGGTAGCTGTGAACCCAGAAACATTTATGCCAATGATTTCTCAGGATTTTGGTTCTAAATTTTGGAGAGGGGACGTGGCGGAGGTTATCGCCTACGATAGGGAGCTTTCTGCGCCAGATAGAATCACGGTAGAAGAATATTTATCCAACAAATGGAACATTCCATTATCCTTTCCGTTCGTTTTTAGTGCGGATTTTTCAGAAGATTTCAG